GTAAAGAATGTCCGTACATTAGAAACCCTACCTACTAATGTGGCAGCATATTCAGGTTATGCCAATATTGGCTCATATTATGGCACGAGTAACCCTATTTATGTGCCAGGAGGTTTATCTACACATATCAACCTGCATGGTTTGACTAGCGGAAGTCAATGGCCCCCAGCAGATAAAGACGGAAGGCATCACTGGAACGGATGGTCACTAGATTATTTGCATTCCTACTGTCAGCCAGGGCTTTGGGCAATGTTCTTTAATTCGCCCATACACATGATAAGTGCAAAGAGTAGGTTCTTTGCTCACATGACTTGTCAGCTTGGAGCTGGCCCTACAGCAAACCCTGCAGGCGGTCTTACCGAAGCTAGTAACTTCTTCATGACTCGACGCAGTGCATGGAGATGGTTGCATTACGCAGTGATGTGGAAGATTGCTACAACTCATCCACTTGGTATTGATAGGGCGACTATAGAAGATTGCTTTCAAAAAGAGATTGAAGCGATACACGATTATGTGTACGTTCCATCTGCTAATACAGGTCACGCCAATTACAATCATATTTACTTTCAATCTATTCGGAATCTTGGCATCCCGTGCGAAGAACGAAATGACAACGTGAATCATTGGTATCAAGAGTTACACAACTCAAAAGCGTTCTACATGTCTGGAGTGTTTGCTTTAATGAAACAGACAGGAAGTTGGGCAGCTATGAGAGCCAAGTCTGTTAAGTGTCAGCTTGCAATGGACTTTATGTTGACGTGTTATGCCAAGTTTTCTGCCACTCGCATCTTGGCAACAGAAGGACGTATGGAAGGATATACAGATCGTCTAACCCCTGCTGTTCCTATCGGCTCACAGTTGACACTACCTTCTGACTGGTACGCTTGGAATTCTTACTATCCAAAGAATGGTCAGGAAGATTTGGTCCACAATGCTGATGGAAGTATGCGAGGGGATAGGGAAGTCTCTCAACATCTGGCAATGCAACATTGCTTCATCATGCGTGACTACTTCCCTGAATATAACCTGCCAGATATCAATGAGGCATGTCTGTTGTATCGTAGCTATAACAATGCAGTTACTGCTTGGTCTGCTGCTGGAGCAACTAACAGGAATAAGGCACAACGCGACCATGGATATAGACATCCATCTGCATGTATTTACAGGTCACCTGTCGAAGCTTAATATAAAGGATTTTCATGGCTATTTATTTAAAATCTGGTGCGGGTGCTATTCAATATGCTAACCGTGCTTGGTCTACAGGTGAGAAGATGGTTCCTTCTCGCTCTGATGCAACATCCAACGTTGCTACTGCAAAAAAGTGGGTGTGGGAGTGTACTACAGGAGGGACCAGTGCAGCTACTCCTGTGTGGCCTTCTTCCGTCACACAAGATGTTACCACTGTCACTGATAATGGTGTTGTTTGGACAGCTCGCAAACCGGGCTTTTCTAGTGGTAGCACAGCAGATTGGACGTTCTCTACTATCTATAGTGATTACGCTGTTTCTGCTTTGGCAGCAGGAGAGGATCTATACACTTCCAATAATGACGCAGAGAGTATTGCTGGAGCAATTACGTTAAATTTTCCAGGTACAGCTACTCAGCCCAATAGGATGATTTGTGTAAATGATAGTGCTGCTCCTCCAACTACCACCGCCACTACTGCTGTAATAGCGACGACTAGCAACAACGCTATCAGTATCAATGGAAATGTACAAATTTATGGTATTACTTTCAGAGCAGGTACAGGTGGTTCTGCAGCTAGTTTAAGTATTGGTAGTGGTGTGTCTGGTGCTGGCAGTCCGCAACTATTCGAGAATTGCAACCTAGAGCTTACCAATACATCTGCTTCCTCTCGCATCAATCTTGGGTCTACTGCAGCTAGCACACAGATTTGTGACGTTGTTCTAAAAAATTGCAATGTTAAATTTGCAGCCGCTGGTCAATCTATATCGTGTAATCGTGGGAAGTTTACATGGAGTGGTGGCAGTATATCAGCAGGATCTACTGCTCTTACAGGTGGCTTGTTTTCAAATCTTGGTGGATTCAATTCTGGTTTCTTTTTTGACGGATTGATTGAAGGTGTGAATCTTACTAACATGGGGACTGCCGCAAATTTAGTAGCAGTGTCTAATACTACGACGCCAATCAATCTGACGTTTCGTAATATCCGTTTGCCAGATTCTTGGTCAGGGTCACTAACCAGTGGAACATTGCAGCCGGGGTATGTCGTGCGTATGCAGAATGGTGATAACGCAGATACAAATTATCGTGTCTGGGAAGAGCACTATGCCGGTACAATCAGAAGTGAAACTACTGTAGTAAAGACAGGCGGATCGACTGACGGAGTGACACCATTCTCTATCAAGATGACAAGCAATGCTAACTGTAGTGCTTTGTCACCATTGAAAGCCCCATCTACACGGCAATATCAAGCAACTATTGGTAGTCCTATTACAGTGACATTCGATTTCTTGCATGACAGTGTAACCAGCTTGAAGAATGATCAATTTTGGATAGAAGGTCAAGCTCTCACTACGACAGGTTTTCCTCTTTCCTCTATCATCTCTGATGGTGTTGCTACTCCGATGACAACAGCAGCTAATCAAACTGCCAGCTCTGTAGCTTGGACGACAACAGGTTTGACTAACCCAAATAAACAGAAAGCAGAAATTACTTTCACACCACAAGAGAAGGGGTATATTGAGACTATAGGTTATTTGGCAGCTCCGTCTACCACTGTTTATCTAGATCATGTTCCACAAGTGAGTTAAAATGCCTCAGTACTTAATTCCTGGTTTCGGTTATATAAGTGAAACCCGTTCAGGACAATTCCTAGTTCCGGGAATTGGGTATATCAGTGAAACAGCCGCTTCTGCTACAGCTATAACATGGACCGGACCTACTTCCGGTGCAACAGGGGTTGCTTCTTCGGCTTTTACTGTAGGTTTAAACGGTACTCCTAGTTCTCCTGTCACTGTTAATCTCTCAGATGGCGGGGGTGGAGGAACTTTCACACCTTCTAGCTTGACATTAACTGCAGGCATGCCAACAGGTACTGTTACTTATACCCCGAGTGCAGTGTCTGAAGTAACTAGAACACTTAGCGTAACAAATGATAGCGGACTGGCCAACCCTGCAAATATCAGCTTCTTAGTTATTGTTACTCCAGTAGGGGCTATCACTTCTACAGTTATTAATGGTCAAACTGTAACAATAAGTGGTACTACAGGTAATACTCCTGTTTCTGGTCTAGCAACTATCACAGGTTCTGCTGGAGGTGTTACTCAAGGCCCGACTGCTGTGACGTTAGGTAGTGGAACTTTTACAATAACGTTTACAAATGTTGCTCCAGGAACATATTCCCCTACTGTAACACTGACAAACTCTGCAGGTACAGGTACTGCTACCGGAGGATCTAGTTTTGAAATTCTTGGCGTTGGTGAAGGTGCTACTACACAAAGAGCTGTTATTCATAAGAATGGAGGGTATGCAAGAGTTACAGATGCGCAGTTGGGAACAGGATTAAAACCTTTGGTTGTTTATAACGGCAAGCTCCGGTATAGGCAGACAACAGAGGGGGTTCCTATTGTCTTGGTCCCTGGGGTCAATCAAACGAAATTCAGATTACTCCAACCTGGAGAAACTTTGGAAATCTGATATATTGACAAATTGCAACCATTGTGTTATAATTTAAATAGTGGAGGTCTAAGTGGCTTCTTTTGCTGATAGCGTAAAAGCCAACTCTGATAAGATTCTACAGCATATCAATAAAAAATGCTACTCAATTGTTTGGCAGCTATTCACTTCAATTGTCTATAAGACGCCTGTTCTCAAGGGCGAGCTAATCAATTCTTGGTATCCCAAGGTCGGTAAAGATTTTTCTTCCGAGAAGACAACAATCTATAACAAATCTGGTGCAGGGAGTCTTGCACGTATTAAAGCCGTCACATCTGGAGCAGAATTTCTAGGCAAAGACGGTGTGATAACTATGGCAAACAATTTAGATTACAGCTATAGAGCTGAGGTTTTGGGATGGCCTCAACCACTATGGTCTGGAGAAAAGGGGCCTTACAGAATGGTAGCGCTGAGTATTCAACAGGTTGCTGCTCAAAACAAATAATAGGAGATGAATGAGTATACAAGTTATCCGAGCATACTTTGAGACACGACTTAAGACATTTGCAGACTCTCAATCTCCTGCAGTACCAATCAGTTTTGAAAATCTAGCATTCACAAAGCCAACTTCTGGCAACTTCCTTGAATGCTTTCTTCTCCCCAACCAAACAATCAATCCAACAGTAGACGGCTTACGTAAACGTGAGATAGGGATTTTTCAAGTTAATTGTTGGACAAGGCAAGGTGCTGGCAGCGGAGATGGAATGTCTTTAGCTCAAAGTATTGTAGATCTTTTCCCATTGATCCCTAAAGGGGTCGTCTCAGTTGAAAAGACTCCGAGTATTGAGAAAAGTTTACTCGATCCTTCGGGGTGGTATATCACTCCAGTCACTGTTGAATACAGACTGGAATCGTAATTTTAAAATAAGGAATTATAGCACATGGCAGCTATTACTCAATCTGCGGTCGCTGGCGTTAATGGTCCAGTAAACGTAACTCGTACAACTCTTGGCGCAAGCGATACGTTGACGTATTCAAGTGGTACTCGGCAAATGCTTGACTTGGTGAACACCACTGGTTCTCCTGTTGTAGTGACTATTACAGGATCTACTGCAACCACTATCTCCCCGGACGGATACGGCGGGACAATTTCAGTGGCATCTGGTAAAGCAATCACTGTTCCGGCCAATGGTCAAACTATTGTTAACCTAGACACAATCTCTGCATATCTTTCTGGCTCAGTCACAGTGACTGGTGGAACTGGCGTGATCGCAGCTCTGTACGTCTAATCTATATTAAAAGGAATTATAAATGGCAATTCAATCATCTGCCGGAACTACTATCTCTATTGGTAATGCACCGGCAACTTATGATGCCGCAGGCTTTGCAGCCGTATCTTACACTGCAATCGGCGAAGTGACTGACGTAGGCGAGTTCGGCAAACAGTTTAATCTGATCACTCATAACCCTATCGGTAACCGTCAAACCAAGAAGCTTCGTGGAAGTTTTAACAATGGCTCCATTCAGCTTCAGATGGCTATGGATACCGCTGACGCTGGTCAAGATGTCCTCTTAACTTCACTTGAATCGGATAACTCGTTTTCTTTCAAGGTAGTTTTGCAGAACGGCACGATCTTCTATTTCACAGGCAAAGTTATGAGCTATGTCCGTCAAATTGGTTCTGTTGACCAAGTCACTGCAGCGACTGCTCAAATCGAGATTGACGGAAATATTATCGAGGTGTGAAATAGTTGAGTCACAAGCTAACTACTGAAGAGTTCATCTCTCAGGCAGTGGCGAAGCATGGCGACAAGTATAAGTATGATAAATCAATTTACATTGGTGCCCATACTAAGCTTGTCGTTACATGTCCTAAAGAAAATCACGGTGATTGGGAAGTAACACCTGACGCCCATAAACGTGGGAATGGTTGTCCGAAGTGTAAAGCTATACGGTTTGGCGATACGCTTCGAGGCGATGTATTAACGTTTATAGCTGAGTCTAAAGATGTACATGAAGATAGATATGATTATTCAAAAGTAAATTACACTTCTAGTCATGTTAAAGTGATTATTACCTGCAAGACACATGGGGATTTTCTTTGCTCACCTGCAAACCATAAGAGCGGTAAAGGTTGCCCGAAATGTGCTAAGAATGGATACAAACGCGGCGAACCCGGCATATTCTATATCTTAACCTGTGGCAGTCTCACAAAGATTGGCATCACAAACCGTAAAGTGCAAGATCGTATTAGATCTATTAACAAAAGTTCTGGCAAGAATTTTAAAGAATGTTTTTGCATTTATTTAACTGATGGAGAAGTTCCGTATCAAATGGAACAGATCCTTCTACAAGAGCTTCGAAATAAGTACAAATCTCCTAGTGAAGTATTTGATGGTTCAACTGAATGTTTCCAAGATGTTGATAACGCATATATTCTCATTAGAGCTGTAACACTTTTCGGAGATCATAAACTTCTCAAAAATGAGAACCAAGTTTAACGTTACAAAGATAACGTCTACATTATAACACAATATTTTCTGTCTAATCAATAGCTGAAAGGAATTTTAAAATGTCTTTTAATTTAAACTCTCTTGCATTGCGTGATACCACGGAACTGAAACTGCGTCACCCTGTGACCCAAGAAGTTCTTGCAGATGATCAAGGGAACGAAGTTATTG